AAAAATGCCAAAAACAATTACGAGGCAATAAATTTTGGAGAACAACCATATGAAGAAGATGATGAACTTATGGGTGACGATATGGTTGATGAGCCTGAAACTCATGAAGAACCTGAAGAAAAAGGCATGGATGTAATGCAATTTGTTGACGATATTAGAAAAAAATCTCTTAGGGGTATGGCTCAATTAGCAGATAACCCAGATGATGAAAGATACCAACTTTTAAAGAAAATTTGGCAAATCTGTGACAAAAAGCCAGAACAACAAACGGCATTCAGCAATCCAAACCAACAAGGTCAAGCACCTCAGCAAATGAATGGAAATGTACAAAGAATGTAAAAAAACTAAAATTAAAAATAAGATAAAAAAAATATATTGAAATGAGTGACTTACTACTTAAAATGCCTAATGTTTACGAACCATTAAGGAAAAATAGATTTATATTCAGGTTCCCAGCCGACTTAGGTATTCAAGAATGGACTGTTGAATCAGGAAAACGTCCTTCAATAAACCAAAATGCCGTAGAAATCCAATTCCTTAATACTTCAACTTGGGTATTGGGTAGATACACTTGGCAAGAAATTCAAATGACATTCCGTGATGCAATTGGTCCATCAACAACACAGGCTATTATGGAATGGGTTAGACTTGGCTCAGAAAGTATAACTGGTAGACAAGGTTATGCAGCTGGCTATAAAAGAGATGTTGAACTTGAAATGTTGGACCCAACGGGTGCTGTAGTTCAAAAATGGATTCTTAAAGGTTGCTTCTTAACAAATGTTGAATTTGGTGACCTTAACTATTCAGAAGACGGATTGGCAACAATCTCAGCAACTCTTAGGCCCGATTATTGCATTTTGTGCTACTAATCAGTTAAAAAAAAAGAAAAAGAAAAAGGCAGAAGTTAATTTCTGCCTTTTTTGTTTTAATACGTTTTCCTTATTTTCCAATCAGTCATCATACATTGTAAAAGTGACTCAGACCAATGTGGAATCTTAATTCCAAATTCATTTTCAACTTTTGTTTTGTCAAGAACTGAATACATCGGCCTTTTGGCTTTTGTTTTATATTTTTTTGTTGTTGTTGGCCTTATGTATTTTTTAGGATATGGACTTACTTCAAATTTAATATCAACAGGGTCTTTTCTCATTGGTTCATATGGCCTAAAATTGCCATAAATTGTTTCTATCATTGAAGCAAAATCATACCAAGAAGCAATTCCGTTATTTGAAAAATTATAAATCCCTTTAACTTCTTTGTATTTATTTGAAGCAATTAAATCTCTTACTATAAACAAAGCCAAATCTTTTGCATATGTTGGTGTGCCTATTTGGTCGTTTACAACGCTTGTTTCCTTACAACTTCTAATTCTGTCAATCATTGTCCTATAGAAATTATGGCCATATTCAGAATAAAGCCACGATGTTCTTAAAACAATTCCTTTATTGTATGACAAAACAACTCTGTCAGCATATAATTTTGTCATTCCGTAAACATTTAAAGGCCCTTTTATTGGTAGGTCTTCTTTATATGGTTTGCTTGATTTTCCATTGAACACATAATCCGTTGATATTTGAATCAAATATATCCCATGTTCTTCACAAAGTTTAACCAAATCCTCAACACCATAGTAATTTACACCTATGGCATCAATTGAATTTTCTTCAGCTTTTTCTACATTTGTATATGCAGCACAATTTACAACAATATCAGGATTAAACCTTTCAAATTGCTCATGCATTTGCTCTTTATTTGTTAAATCAAAAAGGTCTCTTGGCATAAAGATATACTTATTTTCATTGTCAAAATATTTGAACACATCAACAATGCATCTACCAAGTTGTCCTTCTGCGCCAGTAACTAAAATATTCATACTTTTTTTTATAAAACTAATCAATTACGGTCCAAATCTCAAGCAATTTTTTAAAATCGCCATAACTTATTTTAGTATAGCCATTATCACAAAAATCTTTTCCCCAAGAATTTCTTATTATAAAGCCTTCTGAATCATAGCCAACAATTGATATTGCATGATAACCGTGCAATGTGGTACCTATTCTCTTATTCCAAAAATCACAGTGGTCACCATATACTGGTAAAGCGCCAAAACAAGGTCCATTTGAAACTATTGCAAATTTCAAATCATCTATTTTGTTTATTTTTCCATAATGTCCGATTTTTAAAATCCCAATTGCAGAATCAACACCATTATGCCTTAGATATTTAAAAGCAGCCTTGAATGTCATTCCATCGCCCTTGTTTTCACGGCTATTATAAATGTCAAACAAAACAATGGCATTATCATTATTTGTCATTGTATTCAAATTTGCTTTCCAATTCAAGTATGCAGACATTGAACAAGGCACGCATATTGATAGTTTTCCTTGATTTATAACTTGTGGCAATACATTCACATAAGAATATTTCTCAGGCAATTTTGCTTCTTTAGGGCATTCAAACAAAATTTCAGTGCCATTTATTATTGAAGGAACAAATCCTAAATTATCTACGTTTTTCATTGTTCAGCAATTCTTTTTGTTATTTTATATGGCTCTTTTTCACCAAGAAGGATATATATTACTTCATTTTCTTCTGAATATGATTTCAAATAAAGCCTTTTTGTGAAAACAGAATCTGTTTCATAATCAATGAAACTTGTTTTTATCCATTTGTCATATGTTGGAATCATATCCACTTCGCATATGGAATCAAGTTGGTGTTGCGTTATTGTCATTTCATATAAATTAATCATCATTGGTGCTCCAAATGTGATTTCACCAACATTCTGATGCATTTTGCACGAAAACATCAAAAACAGCATTAATAAAAAAATAAAAATCTTTTTCATAACAAACATTTTTCTATAAATAGTTGCAAAAAAAAAGCCGCATCTTTCGACACGGCTTAAATATTAAGTTGTATTATGAATTATTCTTCAAATGCAACGCTCTCAGGATATACAACGAATGAGATTGAGATGTATTCCAAAGCAGGAGTTGGCTTAATCATAATCTTAGCAGGTAAGATATGTTGGTCTCTTGTTTCAGGAGTTACTTCTGTGATAACCCTATAATCAAAGATACCTCTATTTGACTTAACTTCTGCAAGAATTGGTTCAACCAAACCTCTAAATTGCTTTTCAAGAGCATCGTCATATTGTTCAAATATCAAATGTTTAGCTGCTGATGTGACAAGTTTCTTAACCCTAATCATAAGTCTTCTGACATTGATTCTGTTAAGAGGGCTATCAATTTCATAAGCAGTCTTGTTACCCCAAACCTTAACACCGTCTTTACCGAATGTCTTGATAGGATTGATTCTGTTTCCGTACAAAACATCTTCCTCAGGCAACGTTGTCTTGAATGCTGCTTTTTCGCAAACAACAGAACCACGTGAGATACCGGCAGGTGAATACCATGGGAACAATGTGTTATCAGTATCAGCGATATTTCTTACAACATCCTTTGTTGGTGGCAAATACAAGTACTCATTTCTTACTGTATCTTTGAAAAGAACCCATGGGAAATATGTACAAGCATATGAAGAATTTATTTCAGTATCGTCAAACAATGAAACTAATTCATTAACGTCTGTGATAGGATAAACTCCATAGCCTTCAGGTGAAGTTGTAACTTCCTTAAAGTCATAATATGGTGAATTCATTATGTATAATGCATCACCGCCTCTACCATCATCAGGGTCTTCAATCATATGAATTGCATCCTGTGTCAAAAGTGAATTGTTCAACCAGTCTATACCAGGTGTTGCAAACACATTGATTTCAACGTCTTGTGGGTTGGATAATACTTGATATCCTGCAAGATATGCATAATAGTCACTTGTATTATTCATATATTGTGGCAACTTGAAATATTGCCAATTGCAAACTTGTCCATAGGTATCTGTTGTACCATACACATTTGCGTTGAAAACATTTAAATTGGTTCTATATCCTCTGTGTACATCCCAACCGTCAAAGCCACCATAGAAGCAAACAGTAAACTTACGTACTTCAGGGTCTTTGTAGATTGTCTCTGACATATAACCACCGTTAATAAGTCTTTGTTGTTTTTCTGTTTCGTTTGTTCCAGGAAGTCTTTCTGATGTAATTCTTGGAATATAATCGTGTGCCGTAACTTTCAACGGTGAAACATAGTCAAATCCTTCTGTATATTCATCACCATCAATTGTTATCTTTCCGTTAGTTCCAAGCATACTGAAGATTGAATCCATATGGAAACCTTTTGTATATGTATCTTCCAAAACATAGCAGCATCCTGTTTCATCACCTTCGCAACTATTATTCATTGAACGTCCTCCAAGGTTATCATCATAAAGTTTAGTGCCTTTGAATGACAAGAAATCATTATCAATTCCAGAAAGTCCAAAATATTGTTTCTTTGCCTTAATATTAGGATTATAAACAGTATTGTATGAAATTTCAGGAACAATGTCGGTTCCATATGTTGGGCAAGGATAACCTAAGAATCCGCAAGGTACGCTTCCGCTATAGTCTTCCATATCATCAGCAAGCATAACTGTGATATATTTTGACTTTGTTGCATACATGCCATCGCTTGTACCGATTTTATATCCAATGAATGAAGAATCTCCTTTTGTCATTGTACATTTTGCGAACTTCTCAAGAACTACAGGATACGTGTCGTTATCGTTAAAATCCCTTACAACAACATCGAATGTACCATCGAATGGATTAATCTTTTCAAATGAAACTTTTACTTGATAGTTTGCAGCATTACCATCTGAAATAGTCAATAGTTTGAACAATTTTCTAAGTGTAATGTTCAATCCACATTCTCCATTATTTTTACTATCAGGTTGATTTTGTGAAGCATATGCTTCAGATACAATCCAAGGAGTTTGAGCGCATCTGTATTGGCTCTTATAATCGTTATATAAATCGTCAGTTAAAGGTTGTAGTTCTGAAGATGTATCAACACAAGCATAAACTTCTTTAGTAACGTTCTTTAAAGTAGCGTCTGAACGGGTCAATGTACCAACAACCTCATTCAAGCCAGCTTCAAAAATTTCTTCAACATAAATTGAACTTTTTCCATATTCAGGACTTGAACTAATAACTTTGTAAATATAGTCGCTGTCTCTTGGGTCTAATGAAACATTATATACTTCATGAATAGCTTCTTCGTTTGGTTCTGCTTTCAACGTAACGTCTATACATAACTTTCTGCAAGAATCAAATGTTTTTCCACTACCGACCTCAACACAGTCTGAACTGTAAAATGCTGGTTTATATGGACCAACTGAAATACTGTCAACTAACTCTGATGGCGTATCTGTTTGTTGCTCACAAATTCCACCTTCTCCTGGTGCATCATAAGTCATTTTACTTCTCAAAATAATCAATGGCTTTGCCTCAAATGTTGGCAAAGTATTTCCATTTTTATCTACTCCATCATTATAAGTCCATCCTTCTTCTGCCGTTGGTTCGACTTTTGCTGTTTTAATAACCCAACATCTACCAGCTTCATATCCTGAAAGTCCAAGAACCTTAACAACGTTAAGTCTCTTTGATTTTGTCAAATAACTCTTAGCGATGTATGGAAGTTCATATTTTGGCAATCCAGTTTTCCTGAATTTTTCAGATGAAGTTCCGCCAAAGTAATCAACAAAATCACTCCATTCTTCAATTTCAATGTTTTCAAAAGCAGGACCATATAAGGTTTCACCAACAAGTCCAAGACTTGTAATACCAAGACTTTTAACTGAATAAGTTACATCTTTTTCCTCTGTATATACACCAGGTGAAACATGTCTGCCTCTTGCATCACTTATCATATTGTTTTATTTTTTTACTTTATTATTTTCTTTATAAATAGCACAAAAAAACCAAAAAATAATCGTTTTAGCCTAAAATTAACATTTATATATCTTTATTGTTTTTCAACAACGCTTGTTAGGTCTTTTCCTTTAAGTTTTATTACTGAATTTTCAAAAGTCTTATACCTTGATACACTATCAAATTTTATTGAATCATTAATGTTTAATTTTATTGGCTCTTCAAGCGTTATTTCTACATCTTTATAGCACGAACTTTCTATGTTATTAAGATATTTGTCCAAATCAACATATGTTCCGTTTATTGACATTCTAAAATACCTTACATTTTGAATAACTATTGACGTAATTTCTGAATCGCAGTCAATTCTAAACCCGTGTCCCATTTTATCACGTGGAATTGTTGTTATTACCTCTATTTGTTCATATGCAGAATTTGGATTATCTTCACATTCTATATTTGGGTCAAACGATTCAATAATTGTTTTTGGCTTAATTTCACCATCAAAGCACTCAAGAACAAGCATTGGCTGTTCAACAACCCTAAAACTATCTTTAGGCATTATATATGCCATAACGGTTATCGCATACGATTGTGAATAATAACGCCTATCATCAATGTTATATTCAGACTCGTCCGATATATCTGTCAACTTCATTGGAATAAAATGTCCGTTTGGCCTTATATAACAATCAATTGCCTTGAATTTTTCATTCATCATCATATTGAAATCATTCAATAATTGATATTTGTTTGTGAAAATTGATACGGTATATATCAAATCAATTGAAATTGGCTGCTTAACCCTATAATCAATGAAATATCTATGTCCGCTTTTATCAACTGCTTGAACTCTTTTCATTAAAAAATCAATATCGCCAGGAATGTTCCTTGTTTCTCCAACTATGCTTCCTAATTTGGGGTTATTCTCCCTTGTTATCGCCTTGAAATTAAGAATAAGGTTCTTTTTTTCGTCAACATGCTGCCAAGATTGAAGATATTCAGAAAATCTTTGGTTTGTAAGCATCAAATACGTAGGTAATTTTTGTTCCTCGAATGAAATATCCAACTCTTCCGACACCCATCTTTCAAATTCTTTGTCTATATCCTCATATTCCAAAGGTTTTGGCAATGGAGTGTTATCTTGGAGAACTTCTTTCACCAAATTTTCACGTCTTTCTTTACCAACGATATCTCGTTTAAGTTTTATAATATTTTTATAATTTCTACTCATTTTTACCCATTAAATTCGCTTGCGTCAATACTTGCACATTGTATTGTCCTTGCATAAGGTTTTGTTCCATACAATGTGAATTTATTTGAAGTCATATTAACCCTACCATCGTCAACCACAGTAAAATATTCACGATGTTCTGTATCTATCTGTATTCCAATGTAATCACCCCTTGAAATATCACAATGATTCTCTTCAAGTGTTGTCAAAAGAACACTAAATGTCAATTTTCCAGTCTTGGCATAGTATCCCGTCTGTATTTTATTATTATATGCCTTTGTCTCAGCCTCATTTATCTCATAAATTACAGGTAAAACAACAGGAGTTTTAAATCTTATAGCATCTTTTGAAGCCTCATTATACGTGTCGTTAACTTTTGTCTTTTCATAATCAACTTGATAAAGAATTATCTCCTGATTTGCATCTTGTTCCAAATATTCAGTGGCAAAACCTACTTCCAAATCAAAATCCTCCATCCCAAAGAACTTATTGTTCCTTGTTACGGGTACTTTGTTCGTATTTTTTGTTTGATTAAATTCAAGTGCCATTGTTTTTTAATTCTTTAAAGATAAATAGTTAAATTATAATAAAAAATGTTCTTCGTGCGTGTGGTATACTAGTGCTTCTAGAATATATTTATTTAATATTTATTAAATTAAAAATATAATTAATATATTATATAAAAAAACCAGTTCTTATAGCACTAGTATTTGTTTTTTTGAAAAAATTTTTGTAAATAATATTTAGAAATTATATAATTTAATGTTTAACACGATAAAAGGAAAAAATGAAGCAATAGACATACTAAACAGTTACAATGGGCCAAATCCATATCTTTTAAAGCTCAAAAGAGATATTGTTTTGTGCAGAAAAACAAATTTACTTAGCGATTATGTAGTTGAGTACATAAAGAAAAACCATGATTTTTCACCAATTCAAATAAACAAGAACGTTTCAATCGCTGACTGGTATGGCGAAAAACTTAAAAACGACTATGAATTAGAATTTATTCCTCAAAAGATAAGAATTTACACATATTTTGGGGAAACATCAGTTGCTTTCCATTGCACTATCAAATATAGGCAAAATATGGAAACGATGGAAATTTTTCTACCAAAGAAAGCGGTACTTGGAAACTTCTTAATTGGAGATTATCACTCTGTTCAAGTTGATTTTGACCGTTATGACAACTTATCAATGTCAAAAGACCCGAATAGAAGACTTAAACCACATCAAAAAGATGCAGTTCAATTCCTTTTACATAGAAAAAAATGCATTTTGGCAGATGACATGGGATTGGGAAAATCCTGTTCGTTAACAGTTGCTGCAATTGAAGGAAACTTCGATTCCGTATTGATAATTTGCCCCGCTTCTTTGAAAACAAATTGGCGTGACGAGTTACTTTGGTATGTTCCTGAAAAAGATATTTCTATAATTGATGGTGTTAACGATAAGACAAAGCCTGAATTGGAAAAAATGCTTGGATACGGTGTTGGCAAATCAGGACTTAAAAGAGAACAATTGCTTGAAGAAGCAAAAAATCGTGGAAAATGGGAAGATAATAGGTTTGTTATTGTCAATTTTGATATTCTTGATGAATTTTACAAGATTCCAAGGACAAGAAGTGCTGAAAACATAAAAAAAGCATATGATGAAAGCCCTATGCTTCAGTATGTAACAAACAAAAAGACACTTTTGATAATTGATGAGGCTCACAGATTGTCAAATTCAACCTCAGATAGGTACAAAATAATAAGCGATTTCATAAAACGTGGAAATCCACATAGTATATATTTAGCAACAGGTACTCCTATAACAAACAATCCATCAAATTTTTACTGTTTGTTGAAACTTTTGGGGGAAGATATTACTCTTGATTGGAATTATTACATGGAAAGATTTTGCGGAGCAATGAAAATTCCAGCAAAAGGCGAAAAGGAAAAATGGTCCAAGTTTTTCTTTGAAAAGAAAAAACGTGAGTATGAAAATGCAGGAAAAATTGCGCCGACATGTTGGGGAGAACTTACATCTAAGGAAAAGGATGAATTAAAGGAATACATTAATGCAAATGCAAGGAAAATCACAATTTTAAAAGACCCAACGAACCTTGAAGAGTTAAAACTTAAAGTATCACACATATATTTGAGACGTACAAAAGAAGACATCGCTGAAGAATTACCAAATAAGACAGTACACGAACTATTCTATGATTTCGATATGAAGCAAGAGTTTGAATATGCACGTCTTTGGGAAGAATATGAGGCTGCACAACTCGAATTGGACCCAACAAAAGAAATAAACAAGGATTTATTAGAAGGTGCTGTTTATAGAAAGTATTGTTCCAACCAAATGATTCCAAATACCATAAAACTTGCTGACGAATTCATAAAAAACGGTGACAAAGTTATTATTGCAACTTGTTATGACGAAGAATTATATACATTAAGAGATTATTATGGTGATAAATGCGTTATTTTCAACGGAAAATTAAATCCAAAACAAAAAGATGCCGCAAAAGAGGCATTTTTAACCAATCCTGACAAAATGGTTTTCATTGGGCAATTGTTTGCAGCCGGAGTTGGCCTTAATTTGGTTGTTTCAAACAAACTTATATTCAATGACCTTGATTATGTTCCCGGAAATAATCGTCAGATGGAAGATAGAATCTATCGTATTGGACAAAAAAGAGATGTTGATATTTATTATCAAATTTTTAGAGGAACACAATACGAAAAAATGTGGAATACCGTTTTGAGAAAGGAATTATCAATAAATTCAGTAATAAAAAAAGAAAATGAAAAATAATAAACAAAAACAAAATGGAAATAATATGGAAAAAGAAAATGAAATTTTTGAAATATTAAAAAACCACGAATCGGTTTTAGAATATTTATGCGAAGGTTTAGACGAAGAACAAAAGAGCGTTTTTAAGACATGGTTCTTAAAAGCATATGAGCATTATGACAATAAGTATGAAGAGTTTCCTCAGATTTCAAACAGAGTTTTAGTAATAATAATGCGTCTTGTTAAAAGAAATTATGAATTCGAAGATTTCGATTTTGATGAGGCCGAAAAGCAATATAACTATTTTTTTGACCATCTACAAGGTTCTAAGTTTGACGATATTGAATGTGAAGCCGTTGCTATGACAACATGTTATTTTATGGAAAAAAGATTTAGAAATGAAAAAAATTAAATATTACATAGTTAAATTTGTCTTTTCAATAATTGGTTGGTATAAAGCGGCTTTCAAACTTAAAGAGGGACATAAATACCTTGGAGGAATACAGCCAAATACCGCATCAATATATCGTGGAAACAGAACTTTTTACGAAACGTTAAACGGAATTGAGCCAACATACGGTGTTCAATTTATGTCAACAAGAAACAAGCAATATAAGTATTGGGAATTGGGGCTGCTTAAATGGGATGAAAATAATGATATAGAAGAAGTAAAATGATATTACATTCGAATTCAAAAACTGGTTTAAGAACATTATTTAGTTGTACTTGTTTAATAGTTAAGAGTGGACCAAATGTTAAACAACCATATGACGAAGATTGTATTGAAATTAAAAAGAAAAATGTTTTTAAAGACTATACATTTTATAGAAAAAGAATAAAAGGAATAAAGATAGATTGAAGTGGAGGAATATTTAGCGTTTGTTGATTATATCGGAAGGACAATAGATGGGCAGTACATATATAGATTTGATTTTACTGTGGATGCTGATAGTGTGTGGGGTGAATACTTTAATGTAACACCGGCTGGAATAGTTCCCGATTTGCAGCCTGACATAAATTCACTATCAAAATGTTGCAAAGTGAATTTCCCAATAGAAATGCAATTGGCAAAGAAAAACTATTGCTTTTCAATGCAAGATTGTATTGATGGAATAATACCGTTGATTTTTTCTGAAATTTCAGAAGATGGTATTGAATATAATGACGCTCCTTTATTTTTTAAATTTGGGGAAAATTTTGAAACAATAAAAGAAACGCTTCAATCAATAAACATTGAATTATATGATATTGAAGACGTTAAAAAAGGTGATGAAAGCGCAATTGATGATTTAATTGATAACATTGATTTAATAAACGGAGAAAACGATGAATATATATAGGTTAGAAGAAGCAGAAAGTGACTTACATTATTTTGAAGACCCATTTGACAATTTTATGTTTAAGGAAACAAGGCCGTGGGTCCATAGTAAATCAATGATTAAAAGAAGTCTTAATAAGTACAAATTGAAAATAAAACGCATGAAAATATTATTTTAATTAATAATTTTGAAAATGGAAAAAGAAGATAATTTAAAATTGATTTATGTAAAATATTTGGGAAAAAACACAGACGGAACATATGTCTATGACTTTTTCTTCAGCGAAACACCTGAATATGTGTGGGGTCCGTCATGGGACGTTGATAATCCAAGCAGTAATGGAGATATTACGCCTGATTCAACTACATATTCTGCTGTAAAACAAGCAATAACAGATTTACCATTCACAACGGCAGAAGAAACGACTTGTTATTCCATGGAATATGCTACTTATGGAATTCTTGCATTATGTTGGATAAATATAGAAAACCTTGATGTCTATCCTGAGCACGGAAGATTAACGATGCATTTTGGCGAATCTTACTATTCTGTTGAAGATAAATTGAACTTGTATGGTTGGAAATTCAAATAATTTTTTGTAAACTATATAAAAAGTTTTAAAATGTTAGACAAAGACAAATTAATTTTAGTGTTCTATATCAATGTCGATAGAATAGACCGATACGATATACCAGCATACTTGAGTGAGGCAAGAGAATATTTGTCAAGAAACCTTGATGATAGTGTTATTTCATATTTCATCCCAATAGAAGGTGAAAACAGCAAGGTTGACTGTATTAATCCAAGTTTCATTGAAGGCGATGTATATAAAGATAATAAGGAAAAATTAGAAAATGCGGTAAAAAAATTAGAAGAATTTTTAACAAATAAATAAAATTTTAATTATGGGACAAAATTTTGATAGAGACGGTTTTATTGTTTATGACAATCACGTTGCGTTTTGGGGTTCTGAATTCTCAAACTTTCATAAATGCAAGTTCATATATTTAGGCGTTGAGTTTAAATCTTCTGAACAAGCATTTATGTATGAAAAGGCTCTGTATTTTAATGACAAAGAGGTTGCAGACCTTATTTTAAAGGCAAAAACTCCAAAAGAGGCAAAGGAATTGGGTAGGAAAGTTAAAAATTTTAATTCAGAACAATGGTCTGAGGTTTGCGAAGACATTATGTATAATGTTGTTCTTGCAAAATTTTGCCAAAATGAATATTTGGCACGATTAATAGCAAGAAGAGACTTGTTAGATAAGACTTTTGTTGAGGGAAGTCCTGTTGATTGCATATGGGGATGTGGAATACGATGGAATGACCCAAAAATTGACGATGAATCAAATTGGAAAGGTAAAAATCTTTTAGGAAAAGTCCTTGGAAGAGTAAGGGACTATATGATTAATGTACTATAATAGTATAAAAATAACAGCGAATAAGCATGCCAAGGGATTTGGCTATTTCAAATGGGACAAAATTTTATTAAAAAAGAGATTACTCCTGAAGTAATCAGTACATTTTTAAATGGTAGAGACGAACAAGAAAGAATTGTAAACCTTGATTACAAATACCAAAATAACTTCATAACAGTATTTTACAGAAACGAAAACGATGACAAATGTGTTTCTCAAGAGCCATTTATGCCGTTTTTGTGGGCAACTGAAAATGCTTGCAAAAGGCTATGTGATGGTGATAAACAAAAAGTAAGATATCTGCTAAAAAAATATAGAATATGGGTTAAGGCACTTGATGTGACAAATTCTGATGGTGAAGTTGTAGAAGAAATTAAGAATGGATATACATATTTGTTCTATGCAACAGTACCGATGAGTTATTCTGACTTTTTGGACTTTTTCAAAAAAGCAGGAAATCCTGTTTCGAGTAGAAAAAAGAAAGATGACAAAGGTGGAACCCAACAAAAAGAAGAAAAACAGTATTTAACAGTTACTCCAAAAGAGCAATTCATGATTTCAACAGGAAAGAGGTTCTTTAAGGGGTATGAGGATTATAATGATATTCTAAGACTTATATTCGACTTGGAGTCAACAGGCCTTAATACAAAAAAAGATAGAATAGAACAGTTTGGTATAAGATTTAATCGCCCTGTAAAATATAAAGGGGAATATATTAAATTTGAAAAATTAATTAATGTTGAAGGTAATACTGAAGAAGAAAAAAATATTTCAGAATTAAATGGCATTATAACATTTTTAAAAATAATTTATACTTTTAGGCCCGATGTAATTACTGCACATAATGGAGAGGCATTTGACTGGCAGTTAATTATTGGCGCTTGTGAAAGACTTGGAACTTCTCTTGAAGAACTATCAAAGAAATTTTTCAATGGAGAGTCAATCAGAAAAGATGAACGTGAGTCAATTTTGAAATTAGGTGGCGAAATTGAAAAATTCAATAAAACTATTGTTCCAAATATAATAATCACCGATTCTTTGCATGCTGTTAGAAGAGCACAAGCATTGGATTCAAATATGCTTTTCTCAAATTTGAAATATGTTAGCAAATATTCAGATTTGATTAAAGAAGACCGTGTTTATATACCAGGTGACAAAATTTCAGATATTTACAACGATAAAAATAGAAAATTTGCAATTAACGATGAAACAGGCGATTGGTATATATATGACGAAAATCATTCTTGTGAAAGTGAAGAACTATTATTGAAAAAAGGAAAAGACAACCCAACTTTTGTTCTTTACACAAAGAACAAACTTTTGGATGGATATAAAGTTGTTGACGGAAAATATATAGGACAAAAGTATTTGCTTGATGACTTGTGGGAATGTGACATGGTTGAACATCGTTACAACACCCCAAACTTCCTTATTTGTAAAATGATTCCTGTTCCATTTGACAAGTGCTGTACAATGGGTACTGCTGGCCAGTGGAAATCAATTATGCTCGCTTGGAGTTATGAAAACAACTTGGCAATCCCTCAATTTTCAGAAAGAAAAACTTTCACAGGTGGGCTTTCACGTCTTCTTAAAGTCGGATTCGTTGACAATGTTGCAAAATTTGACTATAATTCACTTTATCCATCAATAATTCTTACTTGGGGTATCACTGATGCAAAAGATTTGCTTCATTCTATGCTTTATTTCTTGGAACACGTTTTAACACAGCGTGAAAAATATAAAGGTTTAAAGAAAAAAGCTGGTAAAGAAAAAGATAAGTATAAAAAGGAAATAGAATCTTGCGCTGATTTACATTTAAAAGACGAGCTTAACAGAAAAATGTTGGATGCAGCACAAGAAGAATCTGCAAATGATAAAAAACAACTACCACTCAAAATCTTTGGAAACTCATTTTTTGGGTCATATGGTGCGCCTAATGTATTTCCATGGGCTTCTATTGCTTGTGCTGAAAGAACAACATGTACAGGTAGAATGGCACTTAGACTAATGATTTATTGGTTTACAAAATTAGGTTATCAGCCTATTGTTGGAGACACTGATGGATTCAACTTTCAATTGCCAGAAGACGATAAATTCAGATATACAAAAGATAACCCATATATTAGTCCAGGCCTTTCAAGAGAAACAAAAGAAGGCGTTGAATATGTTGGATTTAAAGCAGATGTTGCTGAGTTTAATGATTTATTTATGAAAGATTTCCATTATGGTCCTAATTGTGTAAACAAAATGGGTCTTGGAATTGATGAAGTAGTTTCTGCTACAATTAACTTTAGTAGAAAGAACTATGCAGACTATTTCCCTGATGAAGAATTTCCAAAGGACGTTAAAATGGTTGGTAACACCATTAAATCCAAAAAAATGCCTGAATATATTTCAAAATTCTTAGAAAAAGGTATAAGACTTCTTTTGCGCAAAAAAGGCCAAGACTTTATTGAAGCATATTATGACTATATCGAAAAAATTTACAATTATCAAATTCCATTGAAAATGATTGCTTCAAAAGGAAAAATTAAGAAATCATTGGAAGAATATATTGAAGATTGTAAGATAATAACAAAAGCAGGTAGGCCAAAATCAAGACAAGCATGGATGGAACTTGCATTAAGAGAAAATCTTAATGTTAGTATGGGTGAAACAATTTATTATATCAATATCGGAAAAACAAAGTCACAAACCGATGCTAAAAAAGTTACTCATTATTATAAGGTAGACGGATTATTTGGAGAAAAAAGCGATTATAAAGTTGCGCTTGAAAAAGAATGGAAAAAAGATAATATTGACGGTAAACTTGCTCCAAAAGAACGTGCATTATCGCTTAATGATTACGTAAAAAAGCATCATCCTGAAGTCACTATAGAAGATGAAGTTATTCTTAATTGTAAACTTGTTCCAAGAGAAATTGTTGATTCCGAAGAAGATATAATGTGTAAAGAGGGCGAAGAATATAATGTACAAAAGTATATTGACCAATTCAATAAAAGAATTACACCTCTTTTGGTTTGTTTCAGACCTGAAATCAGAAATAAAATTTTAATTACAAATCCTGATGACAGACAATATTTCACATATGACCAATGTGAATTGTGCAATGGTTTCCCAAATAAAGAATCAGACCAAGACACATATGAACAACTTATGACTCTTGATGATAGGGAAATTAAGTTTTGGATGTCACATCCTGAATGGGAACCACCGTATTTGGATTATTGTGAAATGGATTGGGAACAAATCAAAAATGATTACATTGAAAGAATGGAACGTGAAAGACAACTTGGAATTGACAAGGTGAAAGCAAGGTTTGCTGAAATCGTATTCAATATGACACTTGAGGAACTTGAAGATTTTGAAGACGGTGATATGCCAAAAGCAATGCTTGAAATTGTTGATGTGGACCCGTTGACAGGTAAATTTATGTCAAAAGAATATAAAGACATTGTAATCGGTACAATACTTGATGTTTTGGATGCAAAAGAAGAGAAAATAAACGCTCTTGAATTTGAAAACGAAGTAGAAACTGAGGCATAAAAAAAGGGCAGCGATATGTTTGCTGCCCTTATGGAACACACCTCGAATGTTGTCACATTCGAGGATGTTATAATTGTTAAGTGTGCTGCTTAATACAATTGCTCATACTTAAAGATTGTCATAAATATTATCCCAGTTTGGGTCTCCTATTTCATCCCAATATCTTGCACGTCTATTTCTTGGAGAATTCCAAGATTTATAGTATTCCCAACAGTCATCTTGTTCTTTCTCGCTCATTGACTTATAGTCTTTCAATGAAATTCCATTTACCTTTAACATTTCGGCCCATTTTTTTCTATTTTTCATTTGAAGTGCATGTGTTTCGTCTTCTTGTTCTTTACTACCCCACAATGTGTGCAATCTTGGGTCATCTTCTGAATGATATCCGCTATACATATAGTTATTTAATCGCTGATTATGCTTTTGCATCTTTTGCTGTAATTCATTTTCTTTAGTCATGTCATCAATAAGTTGTTGAAAATATGGGCTTTTATACCCATCTTTTTCTGGAATTTTTTTTGCTATATCCATAAATTCTTGATTACTTAAACCACCATTTTGCCTGTGATTACCCTTCAAATCCCAATCACTAGATGAATCACTTCCATCTGGATTTAATCCGTTATATATTTTTTCACCTGGCTTAATTTTTCTTCCTTTTGGCCCACCATTTCCGCTATAATACTCATCAAAATACGGATTGTTATTAACTTTTTTTCCTTCATTAAGCACTTTTTTCACTGACTCCATTACTATCTGTTTAAGTTGGTTTTCGTTGATTCTTATAACTTGTTTCTTTTTCATTTCTCTAACTTTTTCTTTATAAATAGTCATTATATACAAAAAAAGTCAGCCTTT